CTATAAACGGCTGCTTCAGACGTTTTACCCATCACTCTTGCTCTTTGCTCCATAGCAATTGCTGCTTGAATTTTATGAGCATGTGATCTACTAGATTTCCTAATTTTCGCCACACTTGCTTTAGCAGTAGCAACGTCCTTGAAACCCAGTCCATGAATAGTTCCTTTAGGATCTTCATCAGTATATAAGTCAGAATGTTTTTTAGATTTTGCAGGTTGCCCTGATTTTCTTGGGATACGAGGATTCGATCCTTCTGAAACTAAAAATCCATCCTCACGAACTTTATATCCATCAGGAATTGGCTTACACTTTTTATCAGTGTTACAATAGTATTGTCCCTTTTTACAGGAAGTCTTTGCCATTACAGACTATTCAGAGTTATTATTATTTAGTATTCCATCTTTTAACATTTTTGATAGTTCACTAGTCGAACCTACAAACAATGCGTTATTCGTAACTGTATTTTGTGTTTTGGGATTATCTTCGTCTATCTCTTTAACCTTTTTCTGTAAATCCATTAATTTATCAGTACTGTCTGCAACAGATTTTATAAGTTGTCCTGCAACTTCATATGCTCTTGGACTTGCAGTTTCACCAGCAACTTCCATAATACCATTGATTGCTTCTTGTCCCTTTTCAATTAATGAATATAAATTACCTCTTGTATAATCATAGTCTTTACTAACATCATCTGTTAGTTTTTGTATTTGACTTTTTCTCTTTTCTTCCTTTACAATAGCAGTCTCATCAACAGGATCAGTGTTGAAAGTATCATTCAAGGAGTCATAAGAGTTTTTCATGGTTAGATATCTGTTTGTCTTGTAGGACTGTAATCTTTTGCATCACCAAAGAATGAACTTGTTTCAGTGAAACCAAAGTCATCACCTGGTTCAATAAATGGTTCATCTGCAGTATCTATAACATTATCTTCGTTATAATCCTTTTTCGCTTTAGGTACAACTGTATATCTTTGTACACGTTTTGCAGTCTGTTGATTTGTATCTGAGTAGTAATCCAACTGAACTTTGCGAATAAGTCCTTCTGGAGTTTTTGCAATGTGACCAAACATAAAGGTCTTCGCAGTAAATGATAATGTGTATATAAGTGCTCTTCTTGTTGAGAAATCACCTTCATAATCATCTTGTTGAGATATGCTATTCAATATCATTGGTATATCTCTTTTCTCACCAATTGATTTTACAAGATCAATTGAAAGTGTAAAACCTGGTTGAAAGAATGGTAATATTTGTTCTAATATCTGTAATCCATCATCCTGCTGTTTAACTAATATATTTAATTCAAATCCTAAGTTATATGGAACTGGCATGAAAACCTTTTTCATTTTCCCACCATCATCAGTGTCTGCTGCTTTAAATGTTTGAGTTATACCTGCCTTTCTTGTTGCATCATATGAAATATTATTAATTTCAAAAGACATTCTAGGTAATGTAATTTGAGTTGCTTTATTTAATTCTGCTTGTTGTGTGACTCTTGCTAAAAACTTTTGTCTTGGACCATATGCAACTGGAACTTTCATTTCTGAAATAATATTCCCTGCATTGTCGTCATGACGCACATAGATATCATTAAACAGTGTACCAAATGCAATAACTGTTTTTCTTATAATTTGATGATAAAAATAATTTCCTAACATTTTTCTACGCTAATAACTCCGATCCACCTAATAGCAACCCACTTTCTGTTGCCAAATCATACATTTTAGAATGCACAGTTTCATCAACTTCAGTTGTCCATTTTGCTGTATTTTCAGTTGCTATCCAACATTGTAAAGCATCATTTATTGCTGCTGGAATGTTGTAATCAAACCAAGGATCATATGGTATTTTGTAAGGTTTTGGATATCCCATTTAAAAACTCCCGAATGGATTTGATTCTGTAAAGTCAATTAGCAAGTCTGCTTCTGACTCAAAGATGTCACCTTCATTGTATTTATCGGTGCTGTCATCCTTATCATAAATTGAAACACTAAACAATGCACCAGAAGTAAGTCCTTTAATATCCTCTCCTTTGAAGAATCCTGTTGTAGTTGTACCAATTCCAACCTGACTAATTGATAATATTTTGGTATCATAATCCCAACTCTTAACTCTTGCCTGTGTACCTGAACGCATTCCCTGTACAATTTCATTGAATTGATAAGTTCCAACACCACTAATTGTTTCAGGATTAGAAATTGTAACTGTAGGTACACTTGTATATGCTGTACCAGGATTTGATACAAAGATTGAATTAACACGATTAAATCCAGCACCAGCATCACCAATGGATGCGATACCAACAGCACGATCACTTGCAATTCCTGCAGGAGGAACAGAAACTGTAACAGTTGGAGCAGTACCAAATCCAACACCATTATCAGTCATTGTAAATCTAATCACACCCTTAGATGTAGTATTAATAGAACAGGTTGCTGCTGCACCAGTTCCACCACCACCTGAGATTGTAATTATTGGAGGTGTTGTATAGTTTGCACCTGCATTTGTTAATAATATTTTTTCAATAGATGTTACATTTGCTCTGGAAGTTGTAAATGCAACTGCAGTAGCATTATCACCCGATAAACCACTAGGAGATGTGCTTATTGCAACAGTTGGAGTTCCTGTAAATCCAGAACCATCATTATTTAAGAAAATCTCACGAATATATCCAGTATCAATAGATGCAACTGCTGTTGCTGTTCTTCCAACTCCTACAAGTTGAAGTGTAGCAATATATCCTTCATCTGCAACCTGAGTATCAATAATATCAATAGAAGTATCAATAACCTCATCCTCATATTCAAATAGTTCACATTTAAGTTTGTAAACGTAATTACTACCTAATTGATAAAATGGATCTTCGTGTTCTACAAATTTAATTTCAAATAATCTTTGTCCTAGTGGAAAAAATATTAAATCTCCTTCTCTTGGTCTAGATGCTAAATCAATATCATCAGATGCATCCATAAATGGAGCAATAAATTCTTCAAATCTTTCTCTTGAAACAGTAAGTTCTACTTCATCTCTTAAACTCATTCCAAATTTTGTTAGAACATCACCAGCACCTGAATATCCATCATAGGTGTTTACATACATTTCTATAGCAAAATTATCATCAAATTTTGAAGACGTAACTTCTTCTATAATTGACTCTTGATTTACATATTTTCTTGGTATATAAGTTACTTCTTGACCGTATATTTTAAGATGTTCATTGATTAAACTTTGAACTAATCTTTGTTCACCCCGTGAACCTTGTAGAAAGTATGGATTTAATGCCATTATACATCACCCGATGAAGTCTAGAGGAGGTGTCTCATAGTCCATCATCATTCTTGACTTGATTTCCTCTAACTCTCTAACTCCGTCATCGTAAATTTCTCTTCCATTTAATTCAATACCACCAGGTAATTTAGTTCCTCTAAACTTAATTAAATTCATACCCCATTGTTTTTTCATTAATGCAACAAAATATCTTTTTACAAAGGGGTCATTGTAAATTTGTTTAAATTCCTCTGGGTCTAATGCACGAAAACAATCTATTACTATAAAAGTATCTAATGATTGTGCTCCCCAATCAATATCTAAGTATAATCTATCTTGTCTCTGATTAAACCTTATTTGTTTTTCTGTTGTTAATAAATGATCAATATCTTCAAGATATGTTTTTGTCATTGCATATTGCAATAAATTGACAGAATTAAAGTTATATAAGTCATTTAAGAATAACTGATATTTAATACTAAACATTCCACCTGAGATAGAACTACTATCAAATTTAAATATTTTATTTACACCTATAACGTGGTCTGGAACTGCTAGAAAATTGGATGATTCGTAGAAATTACTTGAAACTGTAACATTTGATGTTTGAATACCTGTTGTTGTAACAATCCCAACTCCATCTGTTCCTTTTGCTGTACCTCTATCAATATCGTCCTGAGTAATTTTATATTTGAGAAACATTCTCTCAATACCATTATAATGACGTTCTTGATATAATTGAATGGTATCATCAAGTGCATCATGTATTTGGTCAGTATCAAGGTTTATCTCCAATACAGGATAACCCAGTTTACGCAAACCGAAGTTTATAAGTTGTCCTCTACTTGTTGGTACTGCCATTACTCTCCGTCAGATTTGCGATTTCCTCTAAAAGTTCATTTTTTTCTTTTCCATAATCATTTTTTAGAGTTTGGAGTTTTGCCTCCAAAAGAACGTTTTGGTTTAATGCTGCTGCTAATTTTGTATGGTATAAGTTCACTAACACATTAACATCTACTTCACTGTTTTGCTGCATTTTTAGAAAGTACCTCCATCAAGGGTCGAAGTCCAGTGTGGCTTGTTAACATATGTAGACGCTACACTAGATGGTGCTGCCAAACTCGCAGTGCCACCACTCTGACCTTCTCTAATTAATGTATTAGAATTATTAAATGTTCCTTCAACACCAATTAATGGAACTGATGTTGCTGCGTTAACTGCACTTTCAACAATACCAAAAGCGTTTGTACTTGCTTGTTTAACAATATCTCCTACTGCTAAAGTAACATTGCCTGGCATTGTCAAAACAACCTTAGTGATTGCTGTTAATATTTGCTTAGAAGTAATAACTGGAGATGCAGGAGCATTTGTAGATCTCTGTAATCCCTCACTATCAAACCAAGTAACACCACCTGATGCAAAATTACCTGATTGATAGTAGATACCTTTAACATCTAAGAAACCTTTTGTACCAGAAACAACAGA